GGGGGCTAGATAGGAGGGTCTTTGTATCTATTTGGAACGAGGAAGATCCTGAAGAGCCCGTTTTAATGGTTGATAAAATTGAGGTTAGCACCTTAATCCTAGCTACCATAATAAGTGAGAGGGGGAGAGCGTGAGAAGTGGATACTGCGCTGGTTGTAAAAGATCAGCGCTACTGATTAGCGAATACTGCGCCTCTTGCGAGGCTAGATACGAGGGAGAGGGGGAGGAGTAATGTTATTTCTAGGCGTAATACTTATGACTATCCTTGCCTACCTGCTCATAGTATGGGAGGATAAGCTCAATGAGAACGATTAGTCCTGAGCAGTTAGAGAAGTTTAGACAAGGCAAACTTGAGATAAACGAGAAGCATAGGAAGCGGAAAGAGAAGGCTGAGAAGCGAGCTGTATGGCTACGCAACTATCAGAGGGCTAGGGCAAGGGCTTTAACACGCCTTGCTCAGCAGTATCCCGACCAATACAAGGATTTACTTGAGCAGGAGAGGTTAGCTGATGAGAGTATGGCAAAAACGTGGCTGGACATTACTGGCGCTACCAGTATTAGCTCTAGTCTTGGTGTTCTTACAGATAGAAACAACGACACATCTAGATCCGAGCAAGCAGACGGAGATGAACAGAACGAAGGCAACGTGGGAGGAGAAGGGTGAGAACAGAAAACTGGCAAAGCAATACGCGTGGGTTGCGTTTGGTTGGAGAGGGAGAGAGTGGGAGTGCCTCCACTTTCTTTGGACCCGTGAGAGCAGGTTTGACCACCTCGCAAGCAACCAGCAAGGAAGCTCAGCTTTTGGAATTGCTCAACTCCTTGGAGAGAGAAGTAGAGAACCTGCGATCCAAATACTGCGAGGCTTACGTTACATTGATAAGCGTCACGGAACACCTTGTAAGGCTAAACAGTTTGCTATTAAACACGGATACTACTAAACTAAAGGACAGCTAAGGGTTACTTATCCTTTCACTTAGCGTAAGAGGCCCCGCAGATCAAGAGTGCTAACTGCGGGGCTTTCTTATTTGGAAGTTGAATAGAAGCCTGGTCCCCTGAAAGAGAGAGGGGGTGAGGACCAGACCCTATTCATTACTTTGCCGCAGTCAGTGCAGGAGGGCGCACTTTCTTTGGCGTGGATAGAACGCTCAACTGAAAGGGTAGTTAAGCAGTTCAGACACTTATAGGGGTAGAGCATAATCTAGGTGTAGGAAGCCGACAAGTTTCATAATCTTTCTAGTATCAGAGAACTCAGTAGTGGTAGGCATCCACTTCTCAGACCAGCTTGGCTCTGGAACTCTTGATAAATCAAAGGCATAGATACCCTCTGGTGTGGAGTTAATGTAGTAAGGAACCATACTTCCTGCTTGGTTGATAAGCCTGCGATACTTCATCTCTTCTATCAGCAAGTCTGGATAGTGACTATGCCTACACTTGAGTTCTATGTATAGATTCTTTTCAATAGTAGTACAGTCAAAGGAGTCGAAAGCGCCTTCGGATTTCTCAAGGTCGGGGAAGTGTTTATCTTTTAGATAATCGAAGAGCTCGGATTCTTTCACTGGTATGGACTCTCCCCACCCACATTGTTCTGCAACTTACGCAGAGAGCTCTGACATCTACGATCAGCAGTAGATACAGCGCAACCTAGATACTCTGCCAAAGCCTCAAGGGTGAGGCTCTCGTGGTATCTCTTGATAAGAATATCTTTATCTGTTATCTCTAGCTTTAGATAAGCCTTCTTTATGTCTATCAGGGTAGCAAGTAGGTTGCCACCTTCTGCTGGAGCTGACTGCTTACGTGGCTGACCATCGTTAATGAGGTTTTGTGCCTGTTCTAAGACTGTATTATCTATGATGGATGCAATTACGTGAGGCAGTAGCTGGGCTATCACTGCTGAGTCATAGAAGGCTTCATCGCCTATGCGATAGCCTGCCTTAGCAGCCTTCTCCTTGCGAGCATAGCGCTCACAGTGGCGCTTCATCTGCCAAGCAATACGCTTCTCATTGATTACCTTTTGGATAGGATTAGTTTCATTTAATAGTCCATCTAGATGTTCTACTCTTGTTAGATACCAGGCGTAGCACTCCTGCTTTACATCGTCTCTATCTACATAGTTGCGAAACCTACGACAGATAGTATTGGCTACGCTGGGAGCTATATCAAGTATAGCTGGGTGGATATCAGTCACGATGCCTCTCTAAATAATCTTCTATGTTTTTAATTGGAATATCTCGTTTCTCAAATGAACCCATAGCAGCGTTGCACTTGAAACAAAGAAGACCTCTAACCTTGTTAGTCTTATGGCAGTGATCTACTGCCAGCCTGTACTTAACTCCCTTACGCTCTTGAGTTTCTGGTTGCTTACAGATAGCACACACACTTCCTTGTTGAACAGACATAGCGTTGTATTCTTCAATGGTTAATCCATACTCACGCATCAAATGGCGAGTACGTTCTCCATCAGGGTTTTTATCTCGGTATCTTTTGGACCAACCTCTAAACTTCTCAGGATTTTCCTGTCTTAGTTTTTTATGGTTAGCAAGTACCTTATCTCGGTGTTTGTAATAATATCTTTGAGCGCTTGTTAAGCCATCTGCTCCTACGATTCGGGCCATTGATCATCCAGTACTAGCATTGCGATAGCGCAATAGTTTAATAAATCTAAATAACTATCCCGTAATGATTCGTTAGAAGGTTGAACTCCATTGTCTAAAAGATTATTTATCCTCGCTGTTTTATCCCACATACGCACTCGTAATCCGTTGAGTGCTCCACCTGGACTGTGAGAGATGTTCTTTGGACCATAATCTTTATGTTTGCGGATGAGCAAATTACCTGCTGTGTCAAGGATTCGCCACACATTAGCAACGAACTCCGAATCTAACTTCTTGTCGGAATCGGTTTGACTGTAATAGTACCACTCTTGAAGTCTATGGAAACTATTACCATCCCCAATTCCTTCAGATACTCTGCCATCTGAGTCAATTCCTTCTTTGTAGTCACTCACTATACTCCTCCTACTAGGTTGGCTGTTGCTTCTTGTCCATTCACCAGATAGAAGTCTGTTATGTCCATACCTGGTGGTAATTGTACGATTTGTGAGTTGATTAACTCACCTGCGACACGCCTAGAGAATTCAGCTCCAGGGTTAGTCCCATCTTCTTTAACATCATTGTCACCGATTACATAAACCATATCAAAACCATTGAATAACTTTGAATAATAAGGCTTCCAAGCAGCAACACCAGGCACTCCTACTGCTGGCACTTGGCAGTTAGCTTCCATAACTATCGCATCAAACTCACCCTCACATACAACTACCCTGCTGGTATTAGACATAGTTGAAATGACATTAAACAGGTGCGACTTCTGACCAGTAGGCGCTCCATACTTAGGCTTACCATCATCTAATCTTCTAAACTTAAAGCCAACACAGATATCTAAAGCAGTGAAGTAAGGTATAGATATCCAACCTTGATAGCCTTGATGTCCCTCTATCGGATCTGTGATAGAACCAAGACGATACCTAGCTGCTATCTCCTCAGATATTCCACGTCCTTCTAGATATTGCAGAGCTTCTGGGCTTATCTCCTGTGCGTAGTGATGAGCCGCTTCCTCCAATAATTTCGCCTGCCCTTGCGAGAGCATCTTTGAACCCCACATTCTCTAGTTCCATAATTACATTAACAGCGTTGCCACCCTTGCCACAGGTATGACAGAAATATAAATTGTTATAGGTGTCAATGACTGCGCTCTTGCGAGCATCATCGTGCATACAACAACGTACAGATATGTTGCGACCTTCTTTTACTTCGCCTCCGAAGTGTCTAACTACATCTGCTATGGAGACTGTGTTTGCATCAGAGTCGCCTTTTGACCTTTTCTTACGAACCACCCTGGACCAGTCTTGTGTTGGCAAGCGCAGTCTCCTTTACAGTATCCGTGCATCTCTTCAGCCTTATCGTACTGGCCTCGTGAGTTAAACTCACCAGCCACCTTGCAGTCCACGCACATCATTTCTTTTTAGGTTCTTCTTCTACTACTACTTCTTCCACCTTCGGTTCTTCTTTAACTTCTGGTGTAGCAAATATCTCACTGCTAGTTATCTTTCCTTCTGGTACTGGCATTTTAGTCACTGTTACTTTCCCCCATCTCTGGGACTGTGTTAGATATTTCTTCTTCCAAGCTGTTTTTTTCCACCGCTTTAGCGGTTTTATTGTTGAGGCCATTTAACCACTCCTCTAGATTTTGTATTACCCAAGCATCTTCTATGCTGGCTCTACGCCTCTTAACTATAACGAAGGCGGGAGGCTCAACCACAAGACCCCGCGCCTTCGCATAGTTGGCTGCCTCAACCTGAGCTTCCGCCCAGAACTGAGGAAGATCTAATGACTTTCTATTCTTACATTCCAGAATATAGGTCTGACCTGCGATTATGGTGACAATATCACCCTCGTCATTGGCTCCTGCCTTAGCAAGTCTTTCAGCAAAGTGGCCTAGTTTGCGTAGATACTTCATCACATCTGTCTCAAACTTAGAACCCTTAGCCTTATTGTAACTAGACATAGTTGCTCACATTAGAATTACGGATTGCTCTGCCATAAGAATCAGAGTCAGATATCTGGCAGGTAGCAAAGTTCACAAAGAGCCCTACATAATCCTTACCATCTGCTTGATGCTTTCCAAAACGATTCTTTACTGGTGCAACTCTTAAAGTATTTTCTATTGGGCTATAGCCAAGAGTAAGTATCATCGCAGGTAACTGACTTACCTTTCCGTGAATAGCACGGCGAGCTGAAGGTTCAGTTGGATTACCATACTCACTCTGTTCTGATACGTGATGCAGTACTAACACACAGGCTTCAGTCTTCCTAGACATATCGTGCAACTCAACCATAATCTGGCGCAGTCCTGCCCATTCATTATCAGATTCAGCAACAACATTCATTAAGTTATCTATTACGATTAGCTCTGGAGCCAACCCATATAGTTCTATGTAGGCTTTGATTTCCATTTCTATATCATCAAGATTAGGACTGGAGTCAAAGACCCATTGTATATGCGACATACTCTCCAAGTACTTATCATAGTAACGAGGATTCTCAGTAATCATTTTCTCAACTGTCTGCTGAGTATGACCTGCTGTATGTGCAGATGCTCGCATCATTACTGTAGCGGTATCAGTATCTGCTGAGAAGAATAAAGTAGGAACCTTTGCCTGAATGGTATAGACCAGAGCGAACATAGACTTACCAGCATTGGGCGCAGCAGCGACCATACATACTTGGCCTCGTCTAAACTTTATATCTTTCTTTTCTAGATCTTTCCATACTGTAGGCAGGGGTTGTGCTGTAGTACGAGAAGACTTCCAAGCTCTATCTAGTCTAAGCATTATGCCCCTCCCTTGGCAGTATTACATTTCTTTTTCTTCTAGCTTCTTTTAGGTCAGCCCCTGTGAGGCCACCCCAGATACCAAATCTTTCGTTCTGTATACCCCATTCAGCGCATTCGGATTTATGGACACATCTTCCACAGATAGTTTTTGCAAAACTTGTATGGTAACGAGAACTACTGTCTGTTCCAGTAACCTCTGGGAACCAATGGTCTCCTCCGACTTGTGCACATAGCGGAGCCTCGTATTCACGCGGCTCTCGCATTGTGTTACGCCCAAATCGTTGCCGCTTGTTGGTCCTTTGGTATCTTCGCACCAGTCCACTTAGGACCAGTAGCAGGATCAAACCAACCCTTGTATGGCTTGCCAGTTGCTTGTGCCTTGCCGTGCTTTAGAACCATCTTTCCACGAGAGCACTCTGGTGCGCTTGGGTGGTTGTATACCCAGATGTTGCCATACTTATCGTTGACAGTTTCTTCTCCGCCAGCAGATACTGGTGCTGATGCTACTGCTGGTGCAGAATTGTAAACGGGAGCAGCAGGTGCAGAGCCTGCATACGCTTGACTTGTGCTTGTAATAAGGGCAGAAAAGTCAGAAGCTGCTGTTAGCAACCCTTCCAATTCCTCCTTGCTTGTAGCATAAAGGTTAATGAGAGTTCCATCTGGTGTCTTGAAATTGACTTGGAACTTTGTTGATTCTGGTGCAGCCACTTTACTTACCTCCATTATGTTTTATTGAAAGGCGCAGACTATCCTTGCCTTTTAGAGTTGGTACGAATCCAAGGATTTCTTGGACTTTTTCTTTATCTACTTGCTTAGGTCCAGCTACCTCTGTCCATCTAACTTCAACACCTGTAGCTGTAACCCCAACAACACCAGTCAGTGCTTCCTTGATTGCATCCTTCTGAGTTGTTAATTCTTTTATCTTGTTATCTATTTGTAGAAATTCCAAAGCCTGATTACTTGCCTCATCGGATTCAATGAGTGGTAGTTCAGTCTTTGTACGTTCTTTTTTTAGACCAACGCATCCAATCTCACCAGATGCGTCAAAGTATTTACAATAGAACTTGCAGTAGCTCTCATCCTTTTCAGGTTCAGGAGCAACCTCACTGGTCTTAATAGCCTCTAACCAAGAGAGGGCTTCGAGCGCAACAGCAGGGTCATACTTCTCCGTATGGACCTTGACATCGCGCTCGTCACCATCTCGCGGTATTGCTACCAGATGAACATTAGTAACCTTCCCCAAGCCACTTTGTTCTATCAGGTATCCGTAAGTTTGGATTTGCCAGCGTTGTTGCTGACTTGGAAAGTAAGTGAGGTTCTTCAACTTCACTGTCTTCCAATCCACTACATCGCCTGTCCCAGGAATGTAGAGATCTACGTGAGCTTTCATTCCGTTATGTTCTACTGTTTGCTCTAGCAAAACTTCTTTGTTATTAGATAAAGCATTCTCTATAGAGTTATGGATAGCAGTACCCATAATAGCTGCGAGCTTTAGTTCTCCGCCATTGGTCTTCTCTTGTCCGTTTAATTTATACCAGACCTTACGCCGACAGCCACCTAATTCTGATGGACCTATCTGTGTCTGTAGCGATCTGCCTCTACTGTTCTCTTTCTCGTAGAGAGCCTTAACTAATAAATCTTTTATATCAGTTATCATTTAACTTCTCCTCAATAATTTTAATAGCCTGATTTCTCCCGTTAGTTATCCCTCGTATGTACGCACTTGGTTTACCACTAGAAATATCTTGAAACTCTTCTTGAGGTATGTGATAACAAGCATCTTGTATTGCTTTAATAATATCAGTCATTCTTAGGGTTCTCAACAATTACTTTTGCATAGTTCATACCATTACAAATACCTAGATAAAATTGATAGTCCTCAGACTGCTTATCGTTTGCTAGTTCTAAATACTTTGCACGCTTAGTCTCAATCTCTTGAGAGATCTTCTTGCGTAAATCTTTTTCATTTGACTTGGCTGTTAGAACACCCCAAATTGATTTCATATCCATTTATGCTTTTCCCACCTAGTTATTGTGAAGCGGAATACTATCAGATTTATTACTAACATTCTAGCAACTAACCTGTATGGCATAGTGTCATAGTCGTGAAAGTAATCAATACCAAGGCCCCAGTTATTCAAACTACCAAAGCTGAAATGAATTGAATAGTCTCGTATCACGTTATTATCCTTCCTTGACAGACTAATTGAATCGGAGGACAGGTATTGATGTCAAGG